TGGTTCGACACAAACAATACAGACTGGAATGATATTAGTAATAATGACTGGTATACTGAAAATAATACTAATTGGAAACAAAATAAATAATATGGCTAGTAAAAGAAACTATTTATCTCAATCAGAATTAGCTGAATTTGCTGATATTACAATTACAGATACGACTGAGGCTGATGACAGGATAACCCAAGCAGAAGAGTTGTTAGACTCGTTTGTTGGTTTTCAAAATAAGGCGGTGAGTGAAACATTTGAGGGTATGGCAACTGGTGGTTCAACCACAACTTTAACCCTCGAAACAAGACATCAAAATATCTATCAGCAGGATTATTTTATTTATTGTATGGTTGAAATAATTGGAGGAACTGGTATAGGGCAAAGAAGTAGAATTACAGCCAGCACTTTGGCTGGGGTAATAACTTTTGACACCCTTACCACGGCTCCTGATAGCACATCTATATATAGAATTTGGCAATTGGGTAAGTTTCCCAGACCTCAGGATGAATATTATGACTCGATTCATACGCCGTCACGTTACTACCGATCCATTCCTGAGGCCGTTAAGAGAGCTACCGCGGCTCAAGTTGAATATATGATTCAAATGGGTGATGCGTATTTTTCTACCGATAAGGCAGAAATGGAGTCTGAAAGTATTGGTGACTATTCATATGATAAAGATGGAAGTTTGAGTAGTATGATCGCCCCTAAAGCTAAAATGTTGCTACGCGGCATTAAAAATATTAAGGGCGAAATACTTGTATGATTCCCAATGGATTTTTTAACCAGACCATAAGCCTTTATACACGATCAAGCTATGATCGTTATGGAAGAGAGGTTGTTGGTGAGGCGGTAAGCTATAAAGCTAGAGTTCAAGAAAAAACTAAATCAAGACTATTACCAAACGGGCAAGTAATACAGATAGATGCTATCGCCTATGTTCAATCAGACTTAGGTGTATCGACTAATGACAGAATTGATGTTGGGTCGGTAAAATACAAGGTTGTCGGGAAGTCGGCGGCGGTTGATGGTCACGGGAAAACAAATCATATTAAATTAGAATTAACAAAATGGCAACTAACATAACTTTTGATATTAGCGATTTTGAAAAAGGATTGAAGCGCCTAGATGTGGCAATAAAAGGAGCTACTATGAGTGGGATAAATGATGTTGCTGATGAGGTTTTAAGATTGAGTCAAAGAGAAGTGCCACACGACACGGGATTTCTTCAAAATACTGGTAATGTAGAGCCTGCCAAAAGCGACAATAACCCTGAAGCCATTGTTGGTTATCACACCCCATATGCGGCACGACTCCACGAACACCCTGAGTATAATTTCCAGGGCGGTAGAAAGGGCAAGTATCTTGAAGACCCGATTAAAAATAATCTCCGATTTTTTACAGAAATTGCGGGAAGGCAGATAGGAGGTGTCCTTAGATGAGTCATTTGATTGATGACATAGCTGATTACCTAGAAGATCAAGAATTGGGAACTGTAGGGACCGATATATACGCTGGTTATTTGCCAGATTATCCCGATTCCTGTATTACTGTTTTGGATACCGGCGGATCGCCGCCAGACCCAGATTTACCAACCAAGGAACCAACATTTCAAGTATTCATAAGGGATGTAAACTACTCAGACGGCAAGACCGCATTAGATTCTGTTAGGAGCGTTCTACATCAACAGGCTAATATTCAGTTGGTCGATGGTGGTAATTATTTTTATTTTATTTTGGCGATTAGCGAAGGGGGACACGTTGGACGTGACGAGGTTGGTCGAGATCTTTTCTCAATCAATTTTCAATGCCGCACTCGATGATTACCATAAACGAAAAGAACTATCGGGAGTTGCGCTGTCATAGTTGCCGGAAATTTATTTGTTACGAGAATATTGCCGCCGGAATAATTTGCTACCAATGTCCGCGTTGTGGATTTCTTAATGAGTTCAACTTCCGATACTTGAAGACGAGAGAGAATCTATCTAAAATAGAAAACATCATAACTGGAAAGGAGGTGAAAAAAGAAAATGGCTGACATAACAAAGGTCAAAGTCGGTGTTTGTAGTGTGACTTTTAATAGTCTTGACTTAGGCCATACTAAGGGGGGCGTTGAGGTTACTTATGAACCTACATACAAAGAGGTTACTGTTGACGCTTATGGAGAAACCCCGGTAGAAATGTATTTAACCGGTGAAAAATTATCAGCAAAAGTTCCATTGGCAGAATCAACTATAGCCAACCTTCGAAACGCAATGCCGCAGACAACTTTCGCTGGAGCGGCTAACGCCAGAATAACTATCGGTGCTAAAGCCGGTAAGGCGGCAAAGGAAGACTCCGCACAATTGGTGTTGCACCCAGTAGGAGAGGGGACAAAGGCATTTGACGTCGTCTTTTATAAGGCTTATGTCAATTCGGCTATAAATCTAAACTTCAAGATTGATGAAGAAAAGATTGTCGAAGTGACATTTGTAGCACTGCTTGACGAAACTAAGACCGATGGTAACTACCTCGGACTTATTGGTGACTCTACTGCTTAAAACGGATAACCAAACAGAGACCAAAATAGTGTCCGCCGTTTTGTAAAAATGAAAAGTATAACAGTAAAATTAGAAGATAAAGAAGTAATAATAAACCAACTCCCGCTTGGTAAATTTGCTGATGTGATGAGGTCTGTTAAACAGTTGCCGGTTCACTTCAATAGTTTAAGTGGTGTTTCTAACGATGAGGCTCTTGCGAGAATGCCGGTTATAGTTGCAGACTGTCTACCGGAAGTGATTGATATTTTAGCTGTTGCCACAAACCTCAAGAAAGAAGAAATAGCAGAATTATCATTCTACGATGTGGTTAGTTTGGTAATGGCTGTATATGAGGTTAATAAATTCAAGGAAATTTTCGAGAAAATAAAAAAAACATTCGCCCAACCAGTCAAAGCGGAAATCAAGAAGTAGAGTTCGTCTGGTGGGCGGTTGATTTATTAGCATCTGAATATGGGTGGTCTAAACAAGAAATATTAGAAGAGGTTTATTTGGATGAATTGTTAGACCTTCTGGATAATATTAAAAAACGGAAAATTGACTTATTAAAAATCCAACTGGCGATAGTTCAAAATCCTTTCTCTAGCGATCCAAATAAATTATGGAATCTTCTTGAAGAAGAAACAAATTATGAAGAGCAGATGAATGTTGATAAACTCAGCTTTGAGAGATTAAAACAGACCATCGGCAAAGGTAGCGGAATTGTTATAAAATGAAATTATGGCATTTAACGCAGGGGATGTTGTAGCTCATATAAAAGCAGATACTTCTGATTTTCAAAGAGGGATTAGTAGTGTAAGCGATAAGGCTAGTGGATTAACCGGAGTTGCCACCAAACTAGGTGCTGTTCTGGCCGGTGCTTTTGCGGTTGCTAAGATTGTCGATTTTGGTAAAGAAATGTTGACGCAGGCAGGAAATTTTGAACAATACTTAACTGGATTTGAGGTTTTGTTGGGATCAATGGATAGAGCTAAAAAACTTATGGCGGATTTAACTGATTTTGCAAAAAAAACACCATTCAGACTTGAAGAGGTTGTAGTTGGATCAAAACAGTTATTGGCTTATGGTTTTTCGCAAGAAGAGGTAATTGAAAATATGAAGATGCTTGGCAATGTATCATCTGCCCTAAAGGTGCCAATGGGGGATATGGTTTATCTTTATGGCACTCTTAGGTCACAAGGAAGAGCATACACAAGAGATATTATACAGTTTGCTCAGAGAGGTTTGCCGATATGGCAAATGCTAGCAGATGAAATGGGTATGTCTGTAGAAAGTGTCCAGGAGGCAGTAACAGATGGTCAGGTGACGTTTGAGACAGTGTCTAGCGCGATGAATAAATTAGCTGGAGAAAATGGAAAATGGGGAGATATGATGGACAAACAATCTCAAACATTGATGGGCAAATTGTCAAATTTACAAGACGCGTGGCAACAGTTTACAGTAGTGCTAGGAAATATATTTTTACCAGTAGCCAAGCAGGTTGTTGATTGGTTGACAAACCTAATTATGTTTTTCCAAACACTGTTCACACAAACAAACAGTGTAACTTCAGCCTGGAGTCAACTACAGACTGTTGTCAGTATGGCAATTATGTATTTACAGCCAATGATCGCGTGGTTTTTGGCAACAATAATCCCAGCACTTCAGTCTATCTGGATGGAAATTAAATATTTTATCGATATGGTTGTTCCGCCGTTGATAACGATCATTAACTTTTTGGTTTTTGGTGTAATAATGCCAATTATTAGTAATTTATTGGCATTTTGGAACGCTCATTGGGAACAGATAAAACTGATTTTAATTGGGGCGTGGGAAGTTATTAAAAATGTTGTAATTTTGGCTACATCCATAATTGCCGGAGTTATTACTGTGTTTTTGAATTTAATTACTGGGAATTGGCAGGGTGCTTGGGACGCATTGATCCATTATACAAACAACGCTTGGGGCGCACTGAAGGGAATATTTAACGGGATTATCTCATTTATTAAAGGTTGGGGTGGGTGGTTGTTTGACGAATTGACGGCTCCTTTTAGACGAGCTTGGGACACTATTCAAGATATTGTTAATAAAATTAAAAACGCTCTTGATTTTACCAAACGCCACAGCCCATCGGTTTTAGACATAGTTAGAAGTGGTGTCGGACAAGTTAATAAAGCACTAGAAGGATTGACTGTTAGTCCGGCGCTTAATCCAAAACTAGCATTTGCAGGGGTTACACAAGGCAATACGGGGATAAATAATATTACTATTAGTTTGGCTGGGGCATATATTACAGACTTTAGTCAGGCGACTGATTTGGGTGAAAGAATTGGCGATAGCATTATTAAGAAATTACAAATGAATGTTAAGTTCTAATGGCTTATTCAGTAACAATAAACGGGGTTGATAGAACGACTGATGTTTTGAATCAAAGTATTGGTATTGAGGATGTTATCAATGACAAGGTAAACACCTGTAAATTGTCACTAATTGATAGGAGCGGTTCTGGTTCACCAGAAACAAATCAGGAGATCAGTATTGTTCTGTCCGATGATACGACAATATTTGCCGGTTATATTATTGATATTAAAAAATCAAAACTTGAAACTGGGGCGGTCAAAATGGATTTAACCTGCCAAGATTATACTTGGCTTTTGGATAGAAACCTTGTCCACCGAAGCTACTTGGATCAAACTGATAAAGAGATAATTGAAAGCTTGGTGGCCACTTATTGTCCTGGGTTTGGAATTACTACCACCAATGTCGTTGAGGGAATAACCATAGATCAAATTTCCTTTAACTACATTCAAATATCTCAAGTGATGAGAAAAATATGTGATCTAACTGGAAGGAATTGGTATATTGACTACAGCAAAGATATTCACTATTTTCCGCTAACACAGGACGAGGCCCCCTTTAGCATTAATTCTAGTAATGATGAATATTTTAATTTGCAAATAAGTGAGGATGCCAGTCAGCTTAAAAATCGTGTGTATGTTCGTGGGGGAACGAAACTATCTGATCCAACAACTTACTCAGTAAAGGGTGATGGGGTGGCAACCAGTTTTCCCTTACCGGATAAACCTCACGATGTGACAGTTACTGTTAATGGGGCGGAAAAAACACTAGGAATTAAAAATATAAATCTATCTGGCTATGACTGGTATTTGAACTATCAAGAAAAATATATAGAGCAAGATTCTGGTGGATCAGTTTTAACTAGCTCTGATACGCTGGCTGTTACATATAGTTATGATATTCCGATATTGGTGGCGCAGGAAAACAGCACATCAATTGCGACAGAAGGAACTAAAGAGTTTGCGATTTTTGACAAGTCAATTACCACTACTCAGGCGGCACGCGACAGAGCCACAGCCGAATTGACAGACTACGCCAACAGTATTATTGAAGGGAGGTTTAGCACCTATACAACTGGGTTACGTAGTGGACAATATATAACTGTAAATTTAAGCGATTATGGAATAAATGACGATTATATTATTAGAAGGGTGTCGGCCCAATCTATCGGTGGCGGTAATTTTGTGTATAACGTAGAGATTGCCAGTTCTAAGACAATGGGTATTATTCGTTTTCTGATAGAATTATTAGAGGCCAACAAAAATCTGATTGAGTTAGATGAAAATGAGGTTATCGATGAATTATTTGAAGTAACAGATAGTTTATTAGCAGATAGTCTCACTGATG